AGGTAGGGGCGGGCAAACCATCCCGGCTGGGTTTATTTTGAAACAGCACTACATTAGAGCCGGTAGGTATCCATCCGTTCGTCTTTATAAGAGTGGTCGAGGCACTCACATGCCGGTTTATCGAATTGTGTGCCGCGCCTTCAACGGGCCAATGCCAACACCCCGCCATGAGGTGGCGCATAATGACGGAGTATGCACCAACAGCGCGGCGTACAATCTCCGATGGGCGACACGCGCTGAGAATATGGCAGACCGTGACAAGCATGGGAAAACGATTCGAGGTAGCCGCCATGTAATGGCGAAACTGTCCGAGGACGACATCCCCAAGATACGCCATATGATTGACTCTGGAATGACTTATGCGGATATAGGGCGGTTGTTTGGGGTCAAAAAATCCACAATTCAATCCGTCAAAGAGGGGCGGTCGTGGGGATGGCTGGAGCATGATCACCCTCCAGCCTTGCCGGGGACATAACATACTATTCCACGCCCTGGCATATAGCAGACCACGGCATTAAAGAACGGCTGCTTCGCCAAGACTTCTGGATCGGTGATCTTGGCTTGGTCTGGGATAACCGCCCATAGATTATGTTCTGCTATCCAGGCTTCCCGGATTCCAGCGTTTGAACGCACTTCACGTTGCTTGCAATCCGCTTCCGAACAGCAACTTGTCCCCTTGGGAAGTCCGCCTATCTCGGTAGGCGTTTTAAGACTGCGGAACCAATCGGCAATAGTATCCTGCGCCGCGACCGGCGCGGCTATAAGGACCAGGGCAAGCATTATGCCGCGACCCATGACAGCGTTCCCTCGTCCCACCGATACCGTTGACCGTCAGTGGGTTTGGGGGCGGGGGCAGACCACTGGCATGTTGCTTCATCCAGGGTCCAAGACGGGAACGGTTGTGGCGCAATAAATGCGTCCCGGTCGGCGTCGTATGTAAACCCCGTCCCCGGATAGTTTTTGCGAATTGTCGCGTTGTACGAACATTGAACCCAAGTGCCGCCAAGGCCGAGGTCAACCGCAAGAAAATCTTGTCCGCGATGCTCTTGGTCGTTTCCGACGACGAGAACCCGGAGGACAGCGCCATCACCGTCTATTTCCGCAAAGTGTGCCATTAAAACGTGATGCTCCCCGAGCCAGTCCACTGGTAAATCTTATAGCCACCCGAAGTCGTAAAGGTCGGCGACCCTGTCGTCGAAGTCGCGTCTTTAAAAGTGTCGGCGTAGCGAATACACACGAAACCCGACCCACCGTTACCTGGGCCGTCGCCCGCACCGCCGCCGCCGCCTGTGTTGGCCGTGCCGCTGGTTCCTGGCGTTACGTTCGCGCCTGCACCGCCGCCGCCTGCCCCGCCCGATCCTGATACCGCTGCGCCGCCGCCGCCGCCGCCACCACGGGTCACGGACGATCCGGTTATAGATGATGCTGACCCCGCGCCGCCGTCGCCGCCGAAGCCGATAATTGCACCAACACCGACCGCGCTTGCGCCGCCGCCGCCCGAACCGTTATTCGTATCTGCCGCGCATGTACCGCCGTCGTTGCCCTGCCCCGACGTTGCCGTTCCGCCCGTTCCGCCGCCGAAGTCTAAGCGACTAGACCCGCCGCCGCCCGAACCGCCGTTCGCGCCCGTGTTTTGGCCGGAAGCGTCACCGCCGCCGCCGCCGCCGCCATCAGATGTGATTGAACCGAACACCGACGCCGAGCCGGTGCCGCCGCGTGTGCCAACCGCCGTGCCGCTACCACCCCCGCCGACCGTGACGGTAATAGGGGAGCCAGCCGTGACCGAAAACCCAGACGCTGTACGATAGCCGCCCGCACCGCCACCAGCACGGCCACCGCCACCGCCGCCCGCAATTACGAGATATTCGACGGTAGGGGGGGGCGCGTTACCAGAAAGGGGCCGGAACACTGGAGTAAAAAACATGGCGTTAAGTCGTAATTTGTCTGATGAAATAAGACGATACAGCATTGATGGTGTCGAAGTATGCCTTGTACTTAGCGCCCGTAGCGGTAGATACAGAATTGCCTGTGTTTGTATCCGTCGAAAACCCAGAGAATGACGGGGTTGGTGACGAGAAGAACACATGACCCATCGCCGGTTGCCGCCGTGATCGTCCATGCCGCTGTCGAGCCTGTGACATATTGGAGCGGCCCAGCGCCGTAATTAACAGTGAAACTGCCCGTTGAGATATTCCGGCTTGTGATATACCCGCCGCCCGAGAATAGCTGGTTTGTCGCGCCCATGAGGGCTACGGCAGAACTCAATACCTTAACATGGGTGCCAGTGGAACTAGCGTAGGCGGCAAAGAAGAACGACGACGGATTAGCGCCCGCAGAAGTGAGGTTGCTCACGTCCAACTGAATGTCGCCTGAAGAAGAGATGGCCCCGCCCGTGCTGCTCTTGATACCGTTGGAGAAGGATATGGAGGTCATGGACCCCGTACCCGCCGGTCCCTGAGAACCAGTCGATCCAGTAGCCCCCGTAGCGCCCCGCGCACCGATAAGCCCGATATTCCATGAGGCGTTGGTCCCTGAGCCTTCCGTGTAGTCGATGTCTAGGATTAGGGTTGTCCCGCTGTAGGACGTAATCTCGCCGTCCATGATGTACGCGGAGGTGCTGTCTGCCGCCCGGAGGCGCTGCCCAGCTACCCACGCCCTGCCGGAAGACACCGTGAAGGTCTTAGACCCCGTGCCAACAGTGAGGCTGCTTGTGGAAGTGCTGCTTAGAGCCGATACGGTGAACGCTAGAGCGGTCCACGCTATAACAGACGTACCAATGACAATGGTTCCAGTGGTGGTTTGGCGGAACCAGATATCGGCGTTATCCGTGCCTAACTGCGTGTAAACGACAGTCCCAGTCACAACGTCCCGGTTGCCGTCGAAGTCCTTGGCGCGGGTCCACGCCCCTGCGTTCACATCGTAGATACCGTTCTCTGTAGTATCAGTTTGATCCTTGACTAGAACGCGGTCATTGGCTACGACTGCTACACCATCGATGGTCTGGGTGGCAGATAGGGTGATGTTGGCGGTCGTGGCGACACGGACAGGGGCTTTGATAGCAACCGCCGTGTTTACACCATCCAAGCGGTCTGTGGTTACTGAACCCATATCAGCCCCCTAAATTAATGCCAGCGCGGCGACAGCGCCCCAAAACAACCCGCCCAACAACAGTTCGCCTACCGCTATCCACCCGTCTATTAGCGGCGGTTTATTCCATGCCGGGTTCCAATACTTCATCGGAATCCAGTAGGCTACCCCGAACGGCCCATAACGCTTCCATGGCGTTTCAACGACATGCCCAATAGTAAAGAAAATACCACATAAAACCGTTCCAACCAACGCCCCCCACCAGGGCAGGATTAGCCACAAGGACCACGCCAACGGAACCCCCAAGGCGACAATAACACCCCGGATAGTCTCAAGGTTGCCGTTCTCGTCGTACTTCCAGAATAGCCGCTGGAACGGGGTATCTAGCGCCCACAGGAACGGCCCACGCCAACCCCCCAAGGCCCTGCGCCAGAACGCGCCTACGAGTGTAGTTAGGATGATGAGGGCGGTCATTGGGCCTCCGCTGGGATTATCCTAACGGGCCGCACAATCGGCATCGCGGTCCCGGATTCGAGTTCCCCAAGCACATTCTTGATTCGGAACGCGAATATTTTTCGTTTAGTTGGTTGTTGGTAATCAACATTGAGTCCGCGAGGGCGGTTAACGTCGATCTTCCGGTTTGCGAAATGTCAAAGCGCGGAGTAGAGGCGGGCATGGCGAGAAAATACCCAATAGTTCTATTGGTAGCGTATGGCACCACGCCGTTCACAAATCCCTTAACAGGACTAATAATGCCGTGCGCCACGGACTGCGCTGCCGCACCAGCGGCCAATTCACCGGACATCCCGGCGTCACCGGCACTTATGGCCGCGCCTACTTCTCTGAAGTTCTCCAATTTCCGCCAATCAGCGGGCGAGAACACCCTGTCTATACCCTCCCTGCCCTGCCAATAGGTTATTTCTTTCCGTAACTTGGCGGCGTCAATAATAGGGAATTGCGATTTTTCCGACGTAATGGATGACTTGCTCAGAATGTCGTTATAGACACCGGCTCTGAACAAGCGGGCCGTGTCTGTGCCCGCTGGGTCAAGTCCAGCAATTCGCAATGCGCTTTCAATATTCCCCGCAGTAGAACCACGGACGGACTTCACAGCTATTTCTGCGTTGGTCAATTCATTGAGAATCAAATTTGACCACGGGCTGCCTTCAAATTTAGCCCTTTGCTCCAAAATATTATAGATGTCTCTCTTTTCGACCGGCGTAAAGATACCCCACGGGGAGTTGGCGGTTTTGTTAAGGTTGATCGGCGCACGGCGTTCCCACGCTTGCAACATATCCAACCCGGCCCTGCCGGAGGGGGCGTCGAGGATGTTATTGATAACCGCCGCCCTGAACCCGTCCCAATTCTTCTCGCCGGAAATTTCGTACAGAGCGCCCCAGGGGGTAGAATTGTTCGGGTTGATGTATTTTGTCATCAGTTGCTCTGGGGTGTCGGACGCCAGAGCCCTGGCGACATATGACGCGGATAGGGTTTCTTCGCGCAAGCGGTAAAAGGACGACGCATTTTTGTAGGCAGACAGAAACTGTGGCGAACCACCTATCGGGTTGTCCATCGATTTAGACAATTCATAGAACAATTGTCCCGCCCATCTGCGTACATTGGGGTCTTCTGTTTCTTCTTTAAGCGACCAAGCGCGGGTACGAAGCGCCTTAATTTGGTCAAACGCCGTTGAATAAGAGCCGTCCTGGTCAACCTTAGTAAGATACGGAGAGGCGTCTGTGACCTTGCTTATGTCCTCCATAAGGGCCTTAAGTTCGCCTCGTATCTCCGGGGATACAGTGACAAGCGTTTCCTTAACTTGTGGCGGCGAAACAATCGCCCCCCCGAATTGGTCGATAATCGGGCTTGTCGATTGCGCGGTCTTTATTTGTCCGTGGGCCACAACCTCGTTTCTTGCCGCCTCAACAACTTCGCGGGCGTCCCCAATGTAGAATGAAATCGGGTCGCGGCCCTCGTCGGCTATTTTACGTGCGTTACTCCAAAGAGTATCGGATAGTCTTTTAGACCCGAACTCATAAGCCTCAGTTGCGGCTTGAATCGCCTTGCCCCCGTCCGCTCTGCTCGCCCCACGGGTCGCCGCAAGCGATGACGCTGCTATGGTGGCGTTGAGAGATTCTGACTGCCTAGCAACTATCCCCCTCACAATCTCCGGGGCATCCGGCGGCAATTCATCTGCGGCCATTTTGCTGAATTTCTCCAGCAATTCGCGCTGTTGTTTCGTGATTAATTCCTGCGCTGGCCCGCCGAATGCCAACCCCTGCCTGAAAATGCGGTTAATGATGCCCTCTGGGTGTACCTGTCCCCACCCCAGCGGCGTCGCCATCCCGAGTTCTTTAACGGCGGCAACAGCCGATTTCGCCGCCTGTTGTTCATATGACGACATTTGAACGGGGCCGTATGGTATTTTGAATACCGCTCTGGTCCCGGCGTCCATAGCTGCGTCGAAAGCAGCCCCGCCAAGGGAACTTAATATCCCGCCCTCTTGCTCCGGGAGATTCTTCTGGCCCTCGATATATCTGTCTAGTTCCGAACCAACCAGAGAACCGACGGCAGTAAGCGCGGGGCTAGCCCCTGGCAACCTAGTAGCGCCCCCGACAACACCACCTACTGTGGAACCGAGAGTCCTAAACGTGGCTATGTTTCCGATTCCCTCCCACACAACACCAATCTTTTGGTACGGGTCGTTTGGCCCCTTTCTCGCGATAAAAACGGGGCCATCAGAAGTCGGGAAGGACATAAAATTCCCATCCGGGTACGCTCGTTGGAACTTCTCTTGCATATTGGCGAATGATTCGCTACGGCCCATATCCATCTGCACCATAGGATCGGCGTCGAGTGCGCCGTATGGGTCGTACCGTTCCCCGAGATAACTGCGGATAGCGGTTTCTTGACGCTCCTGCTTGTTAATTCTTTCCTGGGCCGCGACTAACCCACGATTAATAATGTCAATTTCTTGCGAGCCTATGCCCACATTAGGAATTTGCGGAGCGGTCGGCTGCTCGCTCTTGCCGATCACGCGGACAGGCCTGACTACAGGTAGAGGCATTTCTGCACCGCCCGCGCCAACGGTCGTCTCCCCTGAAACGGCGGGTTGCGCCTGGGGCGCTTGCTCTTGTGGCTGCTCCTGCACAAGTTGCTGCTCTTGCGGCGGGAGTTCCTGTTGTGGCGAGCCCATATCGGCCATTATTTAGGAGCCTCGATATAAAACGGGGCTATCGTCCCGTCCTTGCGCTTAACTCGCATAAGCTTACCAGCGTTCGCGGGGTCCAGCTTCATTCTGGAAAACTCTGCCTCGCTAACAAGCGGGGCGCTATTTACTTGGTCCTGGGTCATGTCAATAGGCTCGACACCGTTTATAGCGCCTCTTGCCGCCTCCCCGGCCCCGATCACAGCCGCCCCTATCCTGAGAGGCGTTGAGCCCTCTGGGTTCTTGATTTTATCGACAAGTTCCGGGTGGCGTTCAAAAAATGGCTTTTGCTCGTTTTGCCATTTCTCAAATTCTGCAAGACTGCCATTTTTACGGAAATCTTCTCGCGCTCTCTTTCCCGTCTCCATGGCGTCGTCGTCCTTGGCCCGCATAATCGCCAATAGGGTTTTATTGCCCTCGCTTGTGGTGAGAAGATTTGTTACTTGGTCCGCCGAGACGCGGTATTGGTTCTTTAGGGTCTGCCCTCTATCCGGCAGAATCGTAGCCAATAGCTGACTGCTTAAATTCTTAATAAGTTCTGCGTTTTCGGGGGAAGCAACGCCGATTTGCTCCAATATTTTCTTTTTACCTTCTAAATCATCTGGCAAAAATGCTTCGACATACCTTGCCGCCGTAGTGCGCCACTCTCCAAGCGCACCCGTTTGGGTGGCGGACGGGCTATTAAACGCAGATTCGGACATATCAATAACCGGGCGTCTCGAACGTGCCGAATCCGCCGCCGCCGTGAATTGCTCAACGGCCTTTTTGTCAATTTCGACATTCGCCTTAGATTGCTCTGCTTCTGTCGCGAATTGGACAAGAGGCCCGCCCTTTCTTTTGTTTATGGCGCTCATAACCTCGCGGGCCTTGGTGAGATTGCCGTTAGCTTCAAATAGGGCATTTTTAATGTCTGGGGTTTGCGTCTTGTCTTCAAATGTAGAGGCTATCGCCGCTCTTTGCTTGTCCGGTTCGCCGGGGAACGCTGCCTCTACGTTCATTTGGAGTTCTGATTTTTTTTGCGTACCGGGGACAAATCTATTTGTGCGGAGGTCGAGCAACCCACCCGGCGTCTCCATAAAATTCCGGCGCGGGTCGGCCTTGGTCTTCTGGACCTCGCTAACCATGCCAAATAATTTTTCGCGCAATTGGCCGGGGATGTTCTTTGCTACTGTCGGGTCGCCCATGATGTTGATGGCGGCGTCGATGTCCCCACGAATAATGCTGCCCTCTGCGGCTGTAGCGGCTAGTGCGCCGTGTGCGGCGTTCATTCTAGCCTCTGCGGCGGGACCGGCAATGTTAGTCGCGCTCATAATCTGCGTGAATTTGTCGTAGTTTTGCCGCCATGAGGTGGGTTCGGCGTAAACTTTCATGGACAGACCGTTTAACTCTTGGTCGAGTATCGCCCCCTGCTTCTTCTGCAAGGCGTCCGCACCAGCAGCCGCGACCTTCCCCACATAATCTAACTGCTCATTCTGGATGAAAGATTGCAGTTTCATCCGGCTTTCCTGGCTCCCTTGGTGGGACGACAGGACGTTGTTAGTTAAATCGCGCATGAATTGCCCGTAACGCTGTGTTACAGCGGGCGCGGAAATGTCGTCCTCTGCCATCATGCGGTTAGTTTCGTTCATGGCTTGGGTGCGAAATTCACTAATCTTGGACAACCTATCGGCACCGTCGGTATACGACTGCTGGCGCTCGGCGGCCTTCTGCATCGTGTCCAGGAACTGGCCCATACCCTCGCCGCCAGCAGCGGCGGCACCGGACACCACCCCGGCACCTACAGGCTGCGGGTTGGATATAACGGCCTGTGGCGCGGCTTGGGGCTTCATGGCGTTAGCGCCTTGAAGTTCACCAGAGACGAATTTTCCAGGATCAGGTAATATAGCCATTTCTAAAATCCATACGCTGTGGTGTCGTTGGTGAACCAGTCAACGGGACGCCCGCCGCCGCCGGGATTCCCCACCTTGTCCGGGTCCACCCAATCCGGCGCGACCTTGGCGGGCTTGTCGCCCCACTTGGCAAACGCGCTAGACTGCGCCATCCCGCCCAAAAGACTGCTAAGAGCCGACATGCGGGCGCTTTTGGCCTTAATCTCGCCAGCCTTGGCGTACTGCTGGCCCGTCCACCGGGACATATTGGCACGGTCCTGGAGGGCCTTGGCGTAACTCTCGCCCTCGAACAAGGCCGCGTTCTTGCGGTATTGGACTTCTGCCGCCAAATCACCCGCAATGTTAACTGTCGTTGGGCTTGCCATGCCCCCAGGCTGCGCTGCCGCACGGGCGCGTAAGGCGGATTCGGCTAGTTTGCCCTGCTTGCCGACAACGGCCATATTGCGTTGGCCTTCGGCGCGTTTCTGGCCAGCGTTGACGACATCTGCCGCTGCGGAAGCCTCCTGGCCCGCCTGAACATCGTAGCCCTGCTGCCGGATATTCCGGGAGGCGGACATCTTGTTGGAATAGTCCAAGCCTGTCCCGGCGAGCATTATTCCCGGAATGATGTTGTTCTTGCCTAGTGCTTCCATCGGTATATCCGTCCGTCTAATTGCTCAAACCCCAGCCGCTCCAACAGTTTGGGCGCTCCTGGGTGGTCCTCGCTCGCAATCGCCACGCACGGGCGGTTACGCACGATTTCCATGACTTTCATCACGCCACGGGCCTTTGCGACCGGGAAAGCATCGATTTTTGGGTCAAAACTGCTAAAGGCCACCACGTTATTACGGTCATAATATACACCGCCTATCCCTACCGTTTCTTCCCCACCGTCTGCATCTACGATACGGGCCGCTACTGCCTTGAAGGTCCACGGGAAATCGTGGGGATAGAATACTTCCAAGTCTTTGCGGGTTGCCGGTACGAATATAACTCTAGCTTGGGTGGTCATGCGTTCCTATGCCAAGTACAGCAGCCGTTATTGTAGCACATCTTGGCGCGTTTGCCTCTAGGCAAAGTCTAGCATCAGTAACAGTCGCGCCAGGATAAGTTACCATACCTTGGTCGTAAAATGAATGTATCTGGTTTACATCAACTGTAGTGCCGTTGACGGTCTTGGGCAGATTGCTCATGTGATCGTAGTCACGCCCATATTTCAGGCCCTGATTGTGCGTGTCCACAAGAATTAGCCCGATCTGGCTTATCCGCTGGCGCTGCGCCAATGACGTACCCAACTGCATCCCGTATGGGAGTTTGGCAGACTTAAACCGCGCTCTATAAGGCAAGCCGACAATCCCACGGGTGGCGGCATAGGACACCCCAGCGTTGGTCAGGGTAATACTACCCCCGGACACTGTGAAGGTCGCAATATCGCCACTAGCGTCCCGCAAGCACATGGAATCCGCCCAAACCACGACGCTCTCGCCCTCTAGGTGGTCTAGGCCGGTTACTGTAGCCGAGGCGGGGCCGTTGATAAACATGGCGAAGCAGTCGGCCTGTTCGTTATATTCTCCGCCAACGCAATCGGACTCAAGAGCCCACCGCTCCAGATACCGCTTCGTGACGCCGTTAATGGTCCGGTTGACGCAGTAGTACACAGTGTCTTCCAGGTCCCCCGGCATCACAAACAGGTCTTCAACTACCCCGTCTGTCTCGATGATAACCCAGGCCCGGACTTCCTCGATCTGGTTGAGAACCAGCAAGGCTACAGTCCCGTCCGTCCGCAGACAGTGGACGCGGGTATCCGGCTGGCGCTGCACGGCCACTAGCGTAATCCCAGGATCGCCAATCTCCGGGACGAGTTCGCATAGGTCGCTGGATACGTAATCGTTGGTTTGTAGGTCGAATTTCTGCTGATACAGCCGCCGTTCCGATCTTTGCACGTACACGCAGTCGGAGTCGATCTTGGCCGCCTGGACGCGCATGGAGCCCTGTGTAGAGGCCGCCTTGATATTGAAGTTCGTGGGCGTCAACAATTCGTCCTGAGACGTGCTACGGGCGGACAATTCCGCGCTAGACATGCCGATCAGGAGTCTCTGGGCCGGGATAAGCCAGTTCACGAAGTCGATAGGGCCAGCGCCGATACTACGCACGATGACGCCGGAATCGCCTTCAACTTCCTCATCGAAGCTATCGAACCCGTCTGATACGGACCCCACAATGTAGTCGTTGCCCGCCCACCACAAACGCCCCTCGTAGAGCGCCACGGAAGTAGGCCACCCCCTGTAATCTGACCAGATGGACTCCGACCAAGCGTTGGTGGCCGTCGTTTGCCCGATACGGTCCAGAATGGCGATGCTAACCTGTGTAGCCGACGTATATCCAGTAACACGGCAATGCCCGGTCAACCCGCCGCCCGAGTACGTGAGTGACAGGGTGGCCGTGCCGGAAGTGTAATCGCCGGTATCGAACCCAATCCGGTAGAATACGATTTCGTTGTCCAGAGAGTCGTTATAGGTGGACGTGGAGTTCGATGTATAGGTCGTAACGTCCGTCCAGGAGGTTTCGTCGTCAAAGGACCGTTGCAGGGTGATCGTCCCCGCCCATGTCCCTGTGATCGAGTAATCAAAAATGCGCGAGGACCCAACGCCGACGACACGGATTGAGTCGGTAAACTGGCCTTCGCCTGTCGCGGTCGCCGTGACCTTCTGGCCCCGCGACAATAGCTGGAACAAAGCGCCGACATGGCTGGCCTGAAAGTACGACCGCGAAGATGTAAGCGTAGTATCGCCGACAAGAGCGCCCGCCGTCATGGTCTGGGTCGTGGTATTCACGATACGGTACGGGCCGTCCAGCGGCTCATACTTAGCCAAACCCCAGGACCGCGCCCCAAGGCGCTCGATCCGACGCTGCTGGTAGCCGTCACAGGCCACGAAGATAACGTCTGCGGATTGGTCCCACCGCAAATTCTCAAGGTCGTTGGACAGCCACGGGGCGGCGATGGTCATATCCCCGCCAGCCTCGATGGCGATAGAGTCAACCCGCGCAGACCGTTCGTTGCGGTTGGACAGGTCGATGTAGAAGTCCCCTGCTGGTGTAAACGCAAGAGAATACACGCCTGTCCGCAGAGTGGTTTCCGATACGTACTCCGTACCACCCGCCGTAGAGCCGATCTTCAACTGCACAGGCCCGCGCTCGATCACAACCTTGAGGCCGTGCTGCACGTTCCGGTCTGCGGCGATTACGGTGACTAACTGCCGCACAATCGACGCATTGAACCGCGTCCCCACCAAGGATAGATACCCGCCCGTAGCCCACGAACTGGTGGCCCCAGACTCGTCGGCGTCCGTCCACCCAGAGATGTCCGTAGTAAAGGTCCCGTTCGTTATCGCCGAAGATACCGAGTTCCTTTGAATAATCGCCTCATCCACCCTAACCCGCATGAGCGCATCCGTGACTTCCACAATCGCCGTGTCCGAGGACGAGAATACAAACGGTAAATGGCGGGCCTCGCTATTATTATAGGTGGGGTCTATGTATTCCATGCCCGGACGCATGGCCATAGAGCCAATGGACCGGGGGATAAAGTTGGTCTGTTGTTCCGCCGACATCGTGACGCGCTTAACGTCAACGCGGGCAAGCGCACGGGGATCAACAATCCCGCGATTGAAGATCGCTAGTGGGGCGTGTGCTAGACTCATCCAAGCAGACTCCCACGGGAACCACGGTCGCGCCTCCTACGGTATCCCCCGCGAGCGCCAGCCCAGCCGCTCTCAGGCGCGAACTTAACGCCGTCTGCCATAGCGTCCTTGGATAGCGCGTCCAGGTGGGCTCGCTTCTCACGCTTGGCGATGTTCTCTAGGCTCGCTGCCGCCTGGATTACACGCGGGGCGATCTGGTTAGCCAGATAGAGTTCAAAGTAACTAGAGAACGAGGCGGTCCACAGGCTTAAGTCGCCTCCATAGGACGTGTCATTGGAGACGTAACGAACGTAGATCGTGTCGATGTCCGCCCACCAATAGGATTGTTCGTCCGAGAACTCCAAATCCGTCATGGGGTTCTGGAAAAACTCGTCGCTGGCCAACTGTACGACCCGGATTAGGTCACTCGGCTTGGAAAAGGCGCGGCTATACCCGAAGTCGGGGGAAGACACGGACGAGTCATATTCAGAACGAATCGTCCGTGTTGCGAAGTTCCAATTCCCCTGCTCTAGGCAAGCGTCGATAGCACCTGAGTCATACACCCTGTCGAGCAAATAACGGTTCTCCGAAGCCTCAGTCAGACTGTCCAGAGACGGCTGGCCGAGGGCGAGCAGAGCGTTGTTGTATGCAACGAGTTTGGTGTATGTCGTCATTATGCCACCAGTTGGGATTTCTGATAGTTAGCGAGCCACTTCTGCGCTTCTTCCTTCGTGGGGAAGTTGTCTTTGATGTTCTCTTTGTCCGCCAAGCGGATGATGCCCCATTTAACGGGCGGGGAAATCCACTTTACCTCGTAACCGGAGGCGGTGACTTCCTCTTTGACGCCAATCATGGGGTGGAAGCTAAGTTCAACAATCTTGGCCTGGGTACGGTCGGCGTACAGGCAGAGATAGACGCCATACCACGCGCCGTCCTTCGGCATAATGCGAATTTCGGTCATGGGGCGAAGATTCTTGGCGACATGCGCCCAGAAAATGGGGTCCAGCACTTCTTCACGGGTCGTGCCAGCAGCCGGGGTGGCGGTCTGGAAGATTTGGGCAGATTCAGTAAGAGTAAATTCTGCTTCAGCGAGTTTTTTCACTACACATGCCTTTCAAGCAAAAAGGCGGCACCCGTTATGGATGCCGCCAAGTTTGGTACAGGGAGAACAACAACCTTACGACGCGGAACTGATAAGCAGACCCGCCGAGAGAGAGACGTACGTGGTGCCGACCACCGTAACCGAGTGGTTGGAAATCTTGTAGGCCGTGGTTTCGGTAACAGTCACGCTGTCACCAACCGCCATGCCGTACTTACCAGCCACCGAGTCCGAGATGTGGTCGGAAGTGCCAACCACGGCC